GATGTTCTTGATATTACTTTCCGAAAGGTTAATCCAGAAACTAGTGGTGGCAAATTTGCATGTAGGTTGAGCAAAGCACAAAGTGTGCTTTTGCCCAATACTGATATGCGAGTTTGTTATGCTGCTTCTGGAGGTTCATTCAAAGATTTGCGAAAATATCTACCAACTGAAAAGATGAATATGGTAGAATTTGGAATGAAATGGCGTGATAAAAGTGGCGAAATGCTGGATGCGAGTGGAATTGCAACACTTGCACAAACAAGTAATGGAGCAGTTGATTTTGAAGGTTTGTATTACAAAGCTTTGACAATGAACACGTTCCGTGGATTGTGCGGTGCTGTGTTGTATGCTCGCTGCAAGCCATTGATTCTTGGTATTCACTTAGGTGGAAGAACTGGCACACCGAAAGGATGTGCTGGTGTATTCTATTTGGATGATATTGAGAATGCCATTGAACAATTGCGTTTAATTGAAGGAGTCGTTGTGTCTGGTAGTGCTGAGAAATTTGAAACCCAAGTTTTGGGTGTCAACATCTTGACACAAACCGGGTTACACAAGAAGAGCCCCTTGAATTATATGCCCGAAAATTCACAAGTTGAATACTATGGGAGTTGCCCAGGTATGACCACATTTAAGTCAAATGTTAAGACATCGTTGATTTCAGAACATGTGATGGACGTGATGGGAGTACCGAATGTTTACAGACCACCAGTTGAAGAGCCACAGTATTTTGGGTGGCAAACCTGTTTGGCCAATTTGGCCGTACCAGCTTTGCCATATGATCCAAATTTGTTGATAATGGCTATTCGAGATTATAAGGAAGATATGTTACCATTGTTTCGTAGCAAACTTTGGAGAAATGCACGTCCTTTGAATGATCATGAAAATCTGTGTGGTATTCCAGGTAGGAAATTTGTGGATGCTATTCCATTGAAGACTTCTATTGGATACCCATTGAGTGGATCCAAGAAGAAGTTTGTTGACGAATTGGAACCTGTTGAAGGAAAACCTAATAACCGAGTGTTTCACAAGGTGATTATGGATGAAGTTAACAGGTGTTTGGAGTGTTACAAACGTGGAGAAAGAGCTTTTACCATTGCCAAAGCGTGTAAGAAGGATGAGGTTTTGTCTAAACCAAAATGCCGTATTTTTTACGGTAATCCTATTGCTTTGACGTTTTTGGTTAGAAGATATTTTCTTCCAATTTTGCGAGTTATGCAATTTAATCCTAAAACTTCGGAATGTGCAGTTGGTATTAATTGTTATGGACCTGAGTGGCAGGATTTGCACGATCATATTTTTACATTCGGTGAAGACAGATTGATTGGTGGTGATTATGGTAAATATGACCAAAAGTTACCATCACAATTGATTTTTGCTGCATTGAGAATTATGATTGATTTCGCAAAAGAGTGTGATTATTCTGAAGAGGATATTCGTGTCATGGAAGCCTTGACTGGTGATTTAGTTTATGCAATTGTTGCGTACAATGGTGATCTTATCGGTTTGACCGAAGGAACACATATTAGCGGCAATTCATTGACTGTCATCATTAATGGAATTTGTGGGAGTTTAAATTTGCGGTGTTTCTTTTATGAGCAGTATCCAGCTGCATCATTTGAGCAACGCAAGAAATTTCGTGAATATGTTAAGTTGATGACATATGGAGATGATAATATCGGATCTGTAAGTCCTGAAATTGACAAATTCACAATTAAGGGTGCTTCCAAATTTCTG